GTTCAGACCTACAGCCCGCTAGAAGTTGAGACTGATGTTCGCAAACCTTTCTACTTGCCGTATGAACACGGCGAACCACCTTTCGTAGATTTCCCCTATGAGTTGACAGGGGGCGGTTGGTATAGTCCTCGCGGAGTTGCAGAAATCCTCCTCCCTGGCGAGAACCTATTAAATAAGCTCAAAAATTCCCTAAGCGACTATGTGGAGCTGGCCAACCGACCCGTCTTTGAAGCGCAGAATCCGATCTCGCTCAATACAGCGAATCTGAAGATGCAACCTGGTCAGATCCTTCCACAAGGATTAAAACCAGTTCAGTTCAGCCAACCTCCATTCGACTTCCAGAAGCTTATGCTCGAAGAGCGTATGCTTGCGGAACAGCGGATGGGTAGTCCTGACTTTGGTGCTGGCTCGCAATTCCAAGTCTCGGATCGTAAGACCGCGACTGAGATTGCAGCAGTCCAAGCGCAGGCGGCAGCCTCTGGTGACTTGCGTAATCGTATTTTCCGAATGAGCCTAGCTCACTTGTTCCGTCAATGCTGGTCGTTGTACGTCCAGTACGCGAAGCAAGATTTGATGTATCGGTATGCGGAAGAAACTGGCGAGATGGTTCCGGAGGGAATCCACGACCAGTACGCAATTGAACCCAAAGGTGGACTTGACTTTATAAACCGCCAGTTTGCCCTGCAGAAATCAGTGGCGCGCATGCAGATGTTCCAAAATAATCCTTTCATTAACCAAGGAGAACTTGTAAAGTCGGTGCTTGAACAAGATGATCCCTCGCTGGTCCGCAGACTCTTCCAAGATCCAAACGCAGCCTCTGGCGATCAGGCTGAAGATCAAGCGACTGAAATCGCGACTATGCTTGCAACTGGATTCCCAGTCGCGATCAAACCTAGCGATGATCACAAAGCGCATATATCCGTTCTGTTCGCGTTTAACCAAGCGGCTCAACAGCGGCAGCAAGCGGTCGATCAGAGTGCAATGCAAGTTCTGATGGCTCACTTACAACAGCACTTGGCAGCCTTGGAACAGGTTGACCCGAATACATCCCGCGCAATCCAGAAACAACTTCGCGATGCGGCTAAAGCTCAAATGCAACAGCAGGGACAGCAATTGCCTCCCGAAGCTATGCAGGCTCAACAAGCTGGTCCGATGGTTGCTTGATAGAACAATTCGATACAAGAGATTTGATGGTTGATGCCTTCGTTAAGGAAGGCATGGCTGGTGCGGAGATCGGAGTGTTTGCAGGTGACTTCTCTGCTAAATTAAGAAGCAAGAATCCAAGCGTACTTTACTTGGTTGACCTATTTGAAGGCAGATGGCCGTCCGGTGACGTTGACGGAAACAATTTAAGGCATATCGACCTAAACGAATCGCTTGTGGCGTTACACGACAAGTACCACAAAGATCCAGTAGTTAAGCTTGTCAAAGGTCCGTCATTCTTCTTTATGGCTAGTTTGCCAGATAATTTGCTTGATTTTATCTACCTTGACGGCGACCACTCCTACCCAGGTGTAAAGATTGATCTTGAGATGGCTAGGATCTTGGTAAAGCCAGATGGCTTAATTATGGGTCACGACTACTCAATGAATATGGATAAAGCCAAGACACACTATGAGTTTGGGGTCAAGAAAGCAGTTGACGAGTTTTGTACAAGGCATAGCTTGGCGATCAAGGCTATTGCAAATGACGGATGTACATCATTCTGCATAGTCAATAAATAATAGCTATGAGATATAAAAGAGGCAGCGTAAGGCAAGATGGAATGATATTTTGGTCATATAGATACAATAACGAAATTTGGCTGAAGCCAGAAAATTTTATAAAACGTCATTATAAAAAACTTGCATGGCAAAGAAAAAATGTTGATCCGATACAGAACAGAAAAAATGTAATGGAATGGTCAAAAAACAATAAATCACGCAAAATGGCTAATGTTAGGAAATACCAGGCAATCAAGAGAAATTCAAAAGTATTGTGTGGAGATAGCAATATAATTAAAGTTTTTTATGATGCAGCCAAAAGAGTCGGGAAATGCATTGGAGTTAAGTTTCATGTAGATCACATTGTACCGCTTTCATTGGGAGGATCTCATCATCAAAATAATTTGCAATGGGTTCCGTACATGTGGAATTTATCTAAACATAATAGAGAAAGTGGAAAAATATTTTCATTGTAAATTATTTATGATCAGAGCATTAAAAGCATTAAAATTTTTCATACGGAACTATGAATGGGTTAATGAGCCTAAATGGGAACATGAAGATGAGAAGGCATGGACTGGATTTCTTGCAACTCCAACAGGCCGCAAGTTAAGCCTTATTTTGCTTAATCTTACTATGCGTCAAAATGCATCTGCTGTTATGAATAAATCTGATGAACTTGCAAACTCATGTGGCCATGCTAAAGGATTTCGAGGTTGTGTAGCGGTTCTCGAATCGCTTGCAGCCTCAAAACTAAACTCAGCCATCCAAGACGGCATGGATGGATCTGATGAAACTGCCGTCAACTAACCTGTTCTACAGAATGACTCCCTGTAGGGCGGTGTAAGAAAGGGTCAAAATGGCGGAATTGAATAACCCAACCGAGGCGGAAGTCTTGGCTTTGGCTAGAGCAGCAGATGAAGGCGTGGATTACACACCAGCACCAGTTGCTTCAGTTGAAACAAGCGGAACCGAATCGGAGAAGGCCAGCGGAGATAACTTGGAGCAACCCGCGACTCCCGAAACCACCGAAACCAAATCCACGTCGATTGATGTGGTGACGGATGAGGTCCCTAAGACTGAAACCGTTTCAACCAAAAGTTCTTTAACAGAGCAATCTGATGAACCCAAGTCAGAGTCGGCTTCCGAAGAAAAGAAGCCAAGCAAGTACCAAAGGGCTCAGTCTCGACTCGCAAAGGAGTGGGACGATGTCAAAGCGGAACGAGCAAGACTCCAAGCTGAAAGGGAGGCACTTGAAGCAGCCAAGGTTGCAAAGGCTAGTCAAGCGTCTTCTGAAGCAGAGACAAAGGGAAACAGTCGCAAGTTTAGCGCGGAAGATTATCGGGAAGCGGCAAAAGGCTACCGTGATGAAGGCCGTGACGATCTTGCGAAACTCGCTGAAAACAAAGCCAGCGAGATTGAGGTAGAGGAAAAGAAGGCGTTTGAGCAGAAGGTGCAGACTGAAATGAAGTCTGCCTGGGATAAGAACCTCATGGAAGAGGTCGATTCCAACCCTGAACTCAAAGACTCTTCAACTCCACTCTACAAAGCTGTTTCCGATCTGCTACAACGGCACGCGATTCTGCGGAACTATCCCGCTGGAATCAAAGATGCTGTTGGTTTGGCTAAGATGCATTTGAAGGCGGAAACCGCCTCTGGCTTGGAAAAGAAGATTGCGCAGTACGAGTCCGAACTGACTCGACTGAGAAAAGCTACGACTCCGGCGAACAGTCAGCCTTCGGCTCCTGCACGTCAGAAGCAGTTCCATGAACTTTCCAGCAAGGAACAGGAAATGGAATTGCTGAAGATGGCAGCAGAAGCTGATCGTGCCTAATCGTTGGATCTAGCAGAAAGATAATACTACAATGGCTAATGTAACTACTGGGTCTGTCTCTGCACAGTTTCAGACCTACTTCTCGAAACAACTCCTAGAACGGCAGATCCCCTTGCTCCAGATGGAGCAGTTTGCCCAAAAGGTTCCTTACCCGACGAAAACTGGCGGCAACAAAACCGTCCGTTTCTTCCGGTTTGATAACCCCAGCATCAGCTCGATCACCACTCTCTCCGAAGGAACGACTCCTTCTGGCGGATCTGGTGAACGTCAGTTGACCCTGACCACGGTTGAAGCAACCCTCGTTCAGTACGGCTCCAGCATCGTTCTCACGGACGTGTTGCTTGCTACCGAACTCTTCAACCACTTGGCGCAGGCCACGAAGCAACTCGGTGAAGACGCTGCTCTGCACGCTGACACCCTGTCGCATCGCGCGTTGGTCTTGAACACGACTGACTCCACGACTGCTGGAACAACCGTCTCTACTGCGGCTTATACCCGCTATGCTCAGAACGGAACCAACGGAACCAACTTCCATAGCGCATCGGCGGCTAACGCCTCGATGACTGCTCTTGACTTGTTGGATGCCGCGACCTCACTCAAAGTGAACCGCGCTCCCAAGATCAAAGATGGTTACGTCCTCGTTGCTCCTCCCCAGGTCACTCGTGACTTGATGAACGACGATGACTTCCTCCGTGTGTCCTCCTACTCTGCTCCGGATGCTATCTTCCGTGGCGAAGTTGGTCGGCTCTTCGGCGTGAGCGTGATCGAAACCACCAACAACTTGACGGCTGGAACGGCTGCTTACGGTGTTAACACCGAAGCTACTGGCTCCAACTACGCTTCCATCGTTCTCGGTGGGCAAGCCTTCGGCGTGCCTCACTTGACGGCGGTTGCTGCTACCGGATCGCCTTACGCTCCTAAGGTAACGATTCTGGATGCTCCCGACAAGAGCGACATCTATGGACAGCGCACCTATGCGTCGTTCAAGACGTTCTACACTGCCAAGCAGTTGAACCCTGCGTTCTACCGCGTGGTGTGGTCGAAGAGCAACTTTAGCTAAAGATCCTAATGGGAACCATGCTCGTTATCGGTATGGGTCCTCGGAAGGCTGGGGAGGATAAAACCTCCCCAGCTTCTTCCAAAGAGAAGTCTATGCCCAAGGAAGGTCTTGTTCGTCTTCCCCTATCTATGCTTGAGATGGATGGTGGAGAAGGCGAAATGACTGCTCCAGAAGCAGGCGACTCCGTGGAACTCAGTGGCACAGTCGAAAAGGTGGATGGTGACGTTGTTCATGTTCGCGTCAATGATGCGATGATGGAGAACGAATCCGAGAAGCCCGAAGAAGAGCCAATGATGTCCGAAGAGGATAAAATGCGTAAGTTGGCAGAGTCAGCCGACGAGGAAAGCTATAGCTAATGCCGATCTACCAGTACACCGACACCCGAAATGGATCAGTCGTTGAACTGGAGAAATCGGTTGCTAGTCGGGATTCAGTTCCCAAGCACCTCAAAAGGTTTACTTTTCCACAACGCTTGGCAGTATTTGGAACCGGAGAATCCCCATCCGATCCCAGGCTGTCGAGTACATCAACAATTATGAAGGGGTACTACAAACAAGAACAAAAGCTTGGGAGTAGGTTCAAAAGCAACTTCAGCGCGGATCAAGTGAAACGTGCATGGAGTCGCAAAGGAGATTAACTATGGCTACTGCTTCTCAGGAATATCGTCGCCGTGCGGTTCGCGCAAAAGGGAAAGTTCTTTCCTTTGACAGCGCGGATCAAACCAGTGCGCTTGGATTCACAACGACTGCAACTCTTGGCACGTTCTCAAGTGCCGTGACTTCAGCAGGTGCGTTAAAAATCGACGTAAACGGAACGACCTACAAAGTCGCCCTTTACACGGTTTAATTTATGGGGCGCGCTCTATCAAGAATTGCGCTAGGTGATGCTGGCACGACCATCGGAACATCTGCGTCTACATTCACAGGTGATTACGATGGCGTGTCGGCGTTGTCTACTGGAACCATTGGTCTTACGATTAGCAACTCCACTTATACTGGCCTAGCAATCGCTGCTGGATCGACTGTGACTGGAGACATTACTCAAGTCGTCGTTTCTTCCGGCGGACCATTTGCAATCTACAAGCGTTCGGTTTAAGGCTCTTTATGGGCTGGCAGACACAACGTATCTTGGAGACTATTGGTACTGCTACTGGCGGTACGCAAAGCATTAACTACAACCTCGAAGCAATCGAGGCTTTGATGGTTACGTTGCAGGCTGATGTTGCGGATGGTATTCGTCCACCGAATGCTACGGCTGGAAGCAATTCTGAATTTACATCTACGTCATACGGAACGATTTCGACAGCGAGTACGGCCAGACTTGGATGCACCGTTTTCAATACTGGTCCAGGCAACCTGCATATTATGTTGGGAACAGCTACTGCAACTACATCTTCTTTTACTGTAAGATTGAGTGCCGGAGATTATTACGAGGTTCCAGCAAACTTTACTGGCTTGATTGGCGGTATCTTTGCAACGGCTGGAACTGCTGAAGTGACCACACTCAGTTAGGAGTAGGCGATGCCTCTTACTCAAGCGAAAGACAAGATTTTTGGAGATCTTGCAGTGCCATCAGACAGATGCGTTGCTCCACTTGTTGCATATGGGGCTAGTGCAAATGCGCTTACGATAATTAGTTCTTATGCCTCATTTACTCCAATTTACACAAATGTTCCCAAAGTAATTACAACACTACAATTTATTGTTACTACGGCTGCTTCTGCCACTGGAACCCCGTCTATTCAAATTGCAATGTATAATTGTAGACCAAACCAACTAGCTCCAAGCACAAGAATAGAAAACACGCTCACAACTGGAATTGTGGCTACAACAACTGGAGTTAAAACAGTGACATTTTCCCCAACTTGGGTTTTACCAAAGGGCATAACTTTCTTTTCAATTAACGTAAAAGCAACATCAAGCAATAACACTTGCCAAATCAGAGGTTTTGATGGTACTGGAAGGGAAGGAGCATTCCTTGGTAGCATTGGTTCTGGTTTTGACGGCACAAACCCAACAAATCAATATTCTCAAGCAGGCGTTCCATATATTATTATTGGTGAAAATACAGATCTATCAAGTGATTATAGTTCTACTGGCATAAATTTCGGGGCTACTGGGACTAGCAGAGTAGACACAAGTTATCCAGGAGTATTCCTGAAATAATATGCCACGCCAAGAACACTATCAAGATGGGCAACTCGTAAGAGTTGAGGATACTAGGACACTTTCCGAAGCTATTGAGGAGCGAAAGGAAGTATGGGCAGAGCTAACCACAAAACTGATCCGAACTAAAGTAACCGAAACTGACGAGCGTAACTGTGCCAACGGCATCTATGAGGGAGAAAAGAAGGCACAGATTCTAGGCTGGATTAACGAGTGCCGAAACAAATATCTGGCCTGCAAGGCGATTGCGTTAAACTGCATGACTAATGAAGAAGTCGATGCAATTCGGTACGAGTAAATGCCCCTCCTCCTCCTAGCCCTCTTGCTTTGCTCCTGCTCGCCAAAGCCAGCGGATAACAACGTACTACCTCGCTACTCCGATATGGGCGCAGCAGAAGATGCTGGCAAGGTTAAATGAGAAAGATTTATTCATGGATGTTCAGGACAGGTTTGCGTTTATTGCTGACTCCACACGACTACGCTTGTTTCAACGAGGCGTGGAAGTGCGCGGAAGCGAACAACCGCCTGTCGGGGGAAACCAGGTATATCGGGGCTGTAAAGCATCTTTTAAGCGTCAACCGTTCTATCAAACGAATGGTGGCAGACGGCCACAATCGGGACGAGCTTGTTGCGGCTGTTGTGCATCTTGCGGTCAGCCTTCGGTATCTGGAAAGTAGGAAACATGGGAACGGATGACCAGATTGGCGACTTGCGGGAGAGGCTGGCAAGGATGGAAGAGAGGCAACTCTCTCTGTATAAAATGGTTGAAACCAGCTTGTCAAACTACGCAGATGTGGTAAATAGAATCTCTTCCCTGGAGCATCTCCGGACGAAGGCTCTGGCTATTGCAGGGGTTGTTGGTCTAATATGTTCAATGGCCTGGGACTTACTAAAAAATCGTTTAAGCAACTAGGAGATTAAATGGCAACACTCGGAACACAGCTAATCAGCACAAGCTACACACAGCTTATCAAGACCCTTGGAACAGGCGGTCTTGATGGCTCGTTGCAGGTTATTACTGATGGCGATGACACGCAAAGCGCGCTTTCCTTGTCAACCTCTGCTGTAAGCAGCACAGGCTCTTTCTCGGTTGCAGGATCATCCACCTTTACTGGTGCAGTAACATTTTCAAATAGCATTGCTGCATCTACTGGTACGGCTACGATTGGAACGTTGTTCGTATCTGGCCCAGCCACATTTGGAACTAGCATTACAGCTTCTACTGGTACTGCAACCCTAGGCACGATTGCATCCACGACCATTAACAATACTGGATTGGCAACAGTTGGTACGCTTGAGATTGGTGGTTTGGCTGGACCAAAAATAACAAATGTTTCCTATGGCACATTTGCCTTCTCTGGCGGAACGGTTCAGACGCACGCTGCCAACGATACCACGTTTGGAACATTTGCGTTGCCTTGTCAGCTTGGCGATATTGTGATTGCCTCAATCGATAGCCTTGGATCTACTACTGGCACTGGAGCTTTGATTTCAACAAACTTCTTTCCAATAGCAACGAATGTTGTCGAATACAACATAATCGGCAAAGGTACAACCGCAGGCACAATTCCAGCAGGAACAATCTTCGCAACCGCAATGAGGTTTACAGCTTAATATGGCAAACATAATCAATCGCCAGCAGACTTTTGCTACCAATGGAACTGTTGATGCAGCCAGCCTGCATAACCTTATTGATAGTGCGCTTATCAATTCAGCTATCATCAAGAACCAGGACGAAATAACAACAATTGGTACTTCTGATTTATTGCTGATTGCGCCCAGTAGCGTTGATTCTGCCTTGGCTCCAAGGAAGGTTACTGTCCAGAATCTTGTTGAGGATGCGCTTACATTAGGAACTTATGTAAATTTAAGTTTAAGCGGAAACCTTACCTATGCAACAGCCACAGGGAATAATACTATCAGCACAAGTGCCACCATTACGAATGGTACGATTACAAATTTAAGCAATACATCTGGAACGATTGCAACGCTAAACAGCACAACTGGAACAATTGCAACCTTAAAAAGCACTACCGGAACAATCACAACATTAAATAGCACCACCGGAACGATTGCCACACTAAATAGCACTACTGGAACAATTACGACTCTTAACAGCACAACTGGAACTATCACCAACCTATCCACAACCCTAGCTGGCGACTTCACGATTAGTTCTGGCACTGGCACACTTGGTACTACTGGGGTGACTGCGGGGACTTATGGTGGCGCAACCTCTGTGCCAGTTTTAACTCTGGATACCAAAGGAAGAGTAACCACGGCCAGCACATCTGCAATTACTTCAAATACTGGCTTCCGCAACCGCATCATCAATGGCGATATGCGGATCGATCAGCGCAATGCTGGGGCGAGTCAGACATTTACTGCTGCTGCTGCCTTGGCTTACTCGGTAGATCGTTTTTATGGTTACTGCACTGGTGCTAATGTAACTGGAGCAAGGGTAGCTGGAACAGCACCAAACGAGTTTGCCTATCAGTTTACTGGCGCGGCATCTGTTACAGGAATTGGATTTGGAACTAGGCTTGAGGCAACCAATACAACTGATCTTGCTGGATCTACAGCAACTCTATCTGTTCAGCTTTCCAATAGCTTGCTAACATCCGTAACCTGGACTGCCTATTACGCAACTACTGCTGATGCTTTTGGCACACTAGCCAGCCCAACCCGAACACAGATTGCTACTGGAACATTTACGGTTACATCCACGCTGACTACCTACAGCGCGCAAATCTCAGTTCCTTCAGCTGCTACTACTGGAATTGAAATTGTGTTTACGGTTGGAGCGCAAACCAGCGGAACTTGGACGATTGATAATGTCCAACTCGAAGCAGGCTTAACCGCAACCGAATTTGAGCGCAGGCCGATTGGGACGGAGTTGGCGATGTGTCAGAGGTATTATTGGGCTGGAAATCTTCCAATTATGAGAAATTTTACTGGAGGAAGTATTTCTGTTTCCTCATCAATAGGATTTCCAGCTACTATGAGAACAACTCCATCAACTGTAACTGTTGCAAGTGGAACGCTAGAAACTGCATACACTTCAGCAATTTCAGCGTATTCATCTACTGGAATTGCATCTGGTCAAGCGTATACGCCTGGAGTCGCAACAGCAGCAGCAGAGCTTTAATATGAAGACATATATTCTTACAAGTGATGGATTATTTGCAAGACTTGTTATTGACGGAGTTAAAACTCAAGTTTGGCATAATACGGAAAGTAACCAAGAATACCTAAAATGGCTTTCTGAAGGCAACACTCCGCTTCCTCCAGACCAAGAGTAATAAATGACCCTAACTGAAATCGCCCAATATGCGGGTGAGAAGGTTGGCAAGACCGACTCGGACACGCTTACCTTCTTGCAGAAGTCAGCATCGCTGAACTATAGGCGAGTGTGGAACTTTGCACCCTGGCGGGAAACAGTAACAAACTCAACCTATACGTTGTCCACAGGAACGCGCACAGTTAGCCTTGGCTCTTTGGTCGAGAATCCATTGTCTGTCGCTTATGATAATAGTGAGCTACAGCCAATGGATTTGGCCACGATTGTAAGCCAGGATGCAAACCTACTTAATTCTGACACAACCGGAACTCCATCGTTTTATTACTTTAAGGGAAGAAATACAGGTGGTACGGCTCAAATCGACATTTTCCCAACCCTTCAAACAAGCAGCACTGCTGTTTTGCAGGTGATTGAAAAGCTTCAATGTCTTACACGAAGTAACTATCAAGTTGATTTTCCACCATCCCAAAGTTCTCTTAACGACGAGCTTCGCCTTCCTCACGTTAATCACGTTGTTCTATCCCTAACCCACGCAGACGCACTTGAGCGTGAAAGGCAGTATGGCAAGGCACAGGTTGTGACGCAGGCAGCGAATGCCGATCTGGCTGCTATGGCCAATTACGAGTTGAGCCAGGTTGGAGGAATGAAACAGATTACACCAAACAGCCTTGGTGAATTGACAATCGAAGAGATCATTTAAGCTATGCCGTACTTTGTTGACGCAACGGACGATGTCCTGACGTTTGACGGCATCCGTAATTTTACAGGAGGCCAAGCCAGCGGTCTTCAATCAGACCTATTAGCGGACAATCAAGTCCAGGAGCTGTACAATATGACCCTTTCTCCAAAGGGCAATCTTGAGACTCGCGTTGGTGCAACCAGTTTCGCAACTGGTGCAACCAGCGGTACTGGATCGGTTGGAGGTATGCGGTACTACGAAACTGGCTCAACTGCCCAATTATTGACTGTTACTGGCGGAAGATTCTACAGCATCAATTCCAGCGGTAGTGCTACACTCCACGCACCGGATCGGGTTTGGGGTACAACAAGCACGACATTTTCATCTACAATCGGACAATGGAGAGATGGATACGATGTGGCTCAAGACATTGAAGTGTCTTTTGCACAATTTGTTGACAGAATGTATTTCTCGGATTTAGACAGCGATCTTCATTATTGGGATGGGAATGGAGTTACTAGGCAAGGTGGTAAGGTAAGAGCGATCACAGTAACAACAGCAGGAAGCGGGTACACCAGCGCGACGGCAATTATTACCGGACCAGACCTTGGCGGAACGATGCCAGAACTTATTGTTAATGTGGCTGGCGGTGCAGTTACTGGTGTTACTGTTGTTAATGGCGGATCTGGGTATTCAGGCGCACCTACTGTTACAATCATTGGGAACGGAACTGGTGCTACGGCAACAGCCACAGTAAGTTCTCCTCCATCACAATTAAGGATTTTGGTTAACGCCGAAAATAGATTGTTCGCAGTTGGATCTGGTGTGAATAGAAACACGCTGTATGCGTCTGACCTTCTTGATCCCTCCGTATGGGATTTAACAAACAGCATTGTTGTAAACGGCGATGACGGAGATCAGATTACGGCAGTTGTGCCTTACTATAAAAATAGGCTGATTGTATTTAAGAAACGCAGAGTGTTCCAGGTTGATATTCCAAACGATGCCACATCTGCTGCGGACTGGATTGTTTCAATTATTTCAAACAATACTGGATGCGTGGCAACTGGAACGGCAGTCCAAGTGAGCAGCGACATTCTATTTCTATCCGACAACGGAATCAGATCGCTAGTTCGTTCTGCCGCAGACGATTTTAGTTCAGTTGGAATACCACTTTCAGAGATAGTTAAGGATGTTATTCAAGAGATAAACACCGAGTCTATCAGAGTTGCCACAGCAATTTATTACGACAACAGATATTTTCTGGCCATACCAACAGGCTCCAATGATTACAACGACACGCTGTTGGTTTACAATACGGCATTAAACGCATTTGAAGGAACCTGGAGTCCGCAGGTAATGCAGTTCACGCTTACAAATTTCAATCAAGAAGGCTCTAGGGCGATGTTCAAGAAGACGAATGGAATCATTGAGAAGTACGCTGGATACAAGTCTCCGGCTGGCACAACAGCTCAAGACTACCAGGACAATGGACAGGATTATTCATCTTATGTTAGGTCGAAAGACTTTAACTTTGGCGATCCTTTCTCGCTAAAATACGGCTCGCATTTCGAGGTCATCTTTGACGACTCCTTCTCAACTGATGCGACAATTACAATCCAGCGCGATGTTGACGTTGGCGACATTGACGTTGCCTCCAACATAAATATCGCAAGTTCAGTTCTTACCCTTCCATTCACGCTTCCAGCCGTACTTCCAACATCGGTTAAGAAGAAGCTTGCAAGTGATCTTCGCAAGTATGAAAAATGGCGGTTAATAAATATCAAGATTTCAAGCACTGCAAACAAGATGGCTATCCGCCAAATTATGGCAGCCGCAAATCCAGATACCATTGAGATTCAAAAGTCAATATGACGGCTATTGAATATATTGAAGAAAGCGGTGTTCCAGAGGCTATGTGGCCTAACTTGGCGCAGTGGTATGGCTGGTTCGATAGGCAGGGGATGGTAGGCGTGGTTGAGGATAAGGACGGCATAGCTGGTGTGGCTTTGGCTAGGTGCATAAAAGATGGCCAAAAGCCTGACCATTATGTGCATAGCGAAGATGGCGAGAATGTGTTTGTTGATTTGACTATATCCTCAAAAGGTGCTAAATCCTTGAGATGCTTGCTGTTGCTCCTTTGGGAGCGTTTTGGTCCCCGCAAGCGGATCACCTTTAATCGTTCTGGCAAACCAAGGAGTTACGACTATATGACATTTATGCGAAAGGCTAGGGTTTAACAATGGGTGGCGGTCCATCTATTCCTGCACCTCCTCCTCCGCCCGATCCAGCGGCGGTAGCGCAGGCCAATGCAGAGGCATACAAGAAGAATATTGAGACTTATATTGAAAAAGCACCAGAGATGGCACAGCTTGAAAATAAACTTCGCATTCAATATCTACCTCAACAGCGTGGTTTAGAACGCCAGTTATCGGCCTTAGACCAGCAGGCAGGGGTACAGGCTGGGATGCAACTAGAACGTCAGTACGGTCCTCAAAGGACGCTAGAGAACTTGCGCAGATCCTACGAGCAAAGTCCGCAGGCTTATGCCTTGAACCGTGGTCTTGGTGATCAGATGACACGCCAGTTCGAGCGTCTTTACGGAACCAGCCCATACGGATCGGTTGAGTCAAATGTGGCAATGAACCGTCAACCTGGCCCGGTTGACCTATACGGAACATTTGGGACTGAAATTTCAAATCCAAGTTTAACCCTGGGGACCAAATAGTATGGCAAGAGATTTTGGAACAACTTTATCAAGGTACCCGCCAAGATACAGAATTAAAGAAGATGGCTCCATTGAGACTCTTAATCTTGGTCCTGCTAAAGGCCCCGGAGAAAGGCAAGTTTACGACAGGGCCGTTCCGGATTATCCGTACACAAATTTAGCTGATGCAGAAACTCAATCTAAAATTATTGGGTTACAATCAAAAGTTACAAACCTTCAAAATACTTACGAAAAACAATTGGCCGATCTTACCAGCCAAGAAACTACCCGCAACTCTCTTGCCTCACAGATCCAAGCATTAACTGCTGGGGGTATGGGAATGCAGAATCCAAATGCTGGTCCAGAGTTTAACCAAGCCTTAACCCAGCTTTCTGCTGCTCGTAACTACGGATCGTCTGACCTTGGCACGATGTTAAACTTTCAGGTGTCTGATCAGCAGATTGTTGACGATTACAATAACTCCAAGCTATCCAGCCTAAACAACGTAATTGAGCGTGGCAACGCTCAAATTACTGGAATCAAGGAACGTCTTGACACAGCCAATAAGCTTCTTGCCGATCTTCCCGCTGGTTCAGCGCAACGAACATCATCAGAGGCATTCGTAAAGCAACTCAACGATGACTTAAAGAGCGTGACTAGCGCGGTCACAGACGCTCAGAATATGCAAAAGAATTTCACGCCCATTGGCTTGGATAGCCCCGAAGGGCTAAAGGAGATCACATCCTTCCGTACCTTTGCACAGCTACCAGAGGAGCGTGCCGCACAACAACTTTACCAGATTGATCCAGATTCCTACCGCACTGCGGTTGGATTGGGTCAGCAATATCGCCAGATGGCAACTGAGCCAATTGGTGCTACGACTACGCCAGAGACTGAGCAAATCCGCAAGACCATCGAGGACGAGGCTATTAACCAGCTTCGCCTTGGATCGACAATTGGTGCGGAAGAACGGCGTGGATACGAGCAAGCCGCAAGAGCAGCACAGACTGCGCGTGGTAACATCTTTGGAATCGGACCAGCAGTACAAGAAGCCGCACAGATCGGTGCTGCCGGAGAACAACGCAAGCTTGCACGCTACGGAGCAGCACAGCAGTTCCTCGGATCTGGCTTGTCAACTGGTGATGCTCTCAAAGCTGATTTAGCGTTCCGTGATTCACTTCGGCAAAATAGGCTTGGGTCAGCAGCTAACTTCATTGCTGGTGGACCTTCAATTGGAAACTTGTCGCAAGCCAGAACAGCCCAGCAACAAGGTGCGTTCCAGAACTACATCCAAGCCAATCAAGCATTACCTGGTGGATTTAACCAACAACCTTCTACGGCTGCTAACTTCTATCAGACTGTTGATCCTTCAGCCCCAATCGCACTTACCAATGCGTTTAATGAGCTTTATAGGTCGCAGTCCAATTACCAAGCCAGCACCTACGGTGCGCAGGTTGGGGCGCAAGCCGCAACATATACATCACCTTCCAGAGCGTTTGCCAACATTGCTGGCGGACTTTCTGGATTTATGCCAAATCTTAATTTTGGAGCGTAATCTATGCCTATCAATATAAACATTGAAGGCCCAGAAGGTAAGAAGAAGAGGCTTTTACAGGAGCAAGAGCAGGAATTAAGATCAAGAGTATTGGAGGCTCAACTAAAGCAACTCCAACCAGATTACGAAGCAAAACTTGCTGGCGATATTGCAGAAAAAACAAGCCAGCTACAAGAAACCCTAAACTTAAACCAAGCTCAAAGAGCTGGAATAAGTCAGCGGCTTGGAAACATAGCTTCTGCATCAGCACCACTTGATGTTGATGTCTCTGGTCCGGTTATGCCACAGCAGGCAGCAATGCAGGCTGGTCAAGGACTTGTTTCTGAAGAGAATCTATTAAACGCTCAAAGGACAAGAATGACGGCAGAGCTTGAGGCGTACAGAAAGAGGCAAGAAGGTCTTGTTGGAACAGTAAATCTTGGCGAAGCTTATGGCACTGCCCCCGCTGGAGGTAGTGCAGATGTACTGAGAAGGCGTGTTCAAGAACAAGCCAATGCATTCCGAGAGGCTGATGATTTTGTAAAAGCCGCACAAACTCCAGAAGAGGCTCAATATAGGGCAAACGCTGTAAGCGTGAACAAGGCATACTTTGATGCTCAAACAAGAGAGGAAATGAAGAACGCAAGGAAACTCCCAGGGCTTGAAGGTATGGCAAAAGATGATGAGGCAGCCAAAAAGATGCGAGAAAGGCTACCCACATTTGTGCAATCAATAGCGTCTATTGATAATTTGATAGAGCTTGGTGGGTTATATAGGAATGCTGCTGCCGCAGGAAATGCAATAGAAGCCGCAAAATATAAGGCTCAAGCACAACAAGCAAGAATACCTTTGATTGCAGCACTCCGAATCCCACTTACTGGTGGTGGCCAAATGAATCCGCAGGAATTGCAAATGCTGAACGACGCTGTTGCAAACCCAGCGGTATTTCTTGACATAACGCAAACTGAAAGATTGAAGTCCCTAAAGAGAACAGTTGGATCTGAATTTGCATCAGCAGCTAGAGCCTATGGATATGGCGTGAAAAGTCTGCAATCAGTTATTGATTCAAATTCATCTCCAGAAGATATAAATAATTTTGGCATAAAGAAATCAACCCCACAACCAGCAGCTAAATACAATCCTAAAACCGGATTGTTTATGAAATAATGGCTAGGTACGAAGAAGTCCCAGGCGTAGGTCTTGTTGAGTTTCCAGATGACACGCCACAAAACGTAATTGATTCTGCAAAGTCTGGTAAAATAGGCTTTGAGGAACAAGGCCAACAAGCCAGCCAACCACAAGAAGGATTTTCTCCAGCAAGAGCTGCTGGCATTTTGACAAGAGGCGGGATAAGTCCAGCGACTGTGGCTGGAGGTGTTGGTGCTGCTGGGGCAGCCGCCGTTGGTGCGCCAGTTGCTGTTGGCGCAGGAATAGCCGCGCTGGCTGGCGGATTGCTTGAACTTGGTGCAAGGGCATACAACTCTGAAATGGCTCAAAAGTATGGTGTCAGAGGCGAAGATTCAGACAAATTAAAGCTTCCGAGCGAATATCTTGACCAGATCAAAGATTTGATTGGATTGCCAAAAGCACAAACAACTGGCGAGCGAGTTCTTGAGGCAGGTGCTGAAACTGCTGGTGAGGCATTGGCAACGATGGGTGCTGGACAGGTTCTTGCTGGCGCAAAGTACGCACCGAAGGCTGTTAAGGCATTGGGTGGTATTCTCAAGGCAGAACCAGCAATGCAAGTGGCACAATCTGTAACTGGCGGAATGGCTCAACAAGCAGCCGAGGAGGCTGGTGCTGGCGGTGCTGTACAGACGATTGCTGGTGCTGGTGGAGCTATTGCTCCAAGCTTGCCAGCAATTGCAAGAGCTGGAGTAACATCAGCCGCAAGAGGATTTGCAAGTCCAGAAACTATGCTTGAAAACATTCAAGCTATGAGGGGAGCTGGAACAGAAGCAACCCTTGGTCAAGCTACTGGCGCAAAACCAATCCAATATATTGAATCAGCACTTGGCATCACTCCTGGTGCTAGTGGGTATATGGCAAAGAAGGGTGCGGAACAGCAGGCTCAAATTGGATCAAAGATTGAGCAGATTTCCCAAGAGCTTGCCCCAGGTGCAACCGAATTAAGTGCTGGGTCTAAAATTAGGCGTGGACTAAAGGATGTATTTCTTCCAGAAGCAAGAAAAGTCCAGAACGATCTCTACGCAAATGTTGATAAATATATACCCAAAACAGCAGATGTGGATTTATCAAATACAATAAATTTATTGAATGAATTAACCGCACCATTAAGCGGACTAAAAGAAACATCCAAATCAAAACTTGTTACAAATGATTTAATCAAGAACTTAACATCTGGATTAAATATCGACATTCTGCCTCCTCCGCAAAAATTGATTCTGGATAAGAATGGTGTTCCTTTTGTTTTGCCACAAGCACCAGCCAAAATTCCAATAGAAAGCGCAAGGATATTAAGATCAAGAATTGGCGATCAGCTTGGAAAGTTTCAAATGGATTCGGATTTTCCAAGGGCTGAACTATTGAGAATTTATGGTGCGCTGTCTGATGACGTTGGCAGAGTTGTCGATGCGGCTGGACCAGATGCTAAAAGAGCTAAAGAAATTGCCGACGAATATACAAAGAAGTTGCACGACAAGATGGATTTGCTTCAACCGATTATAGATAAGGCAACACCGGAGAAGATATTTAACGCAGCAATGGGTGGGCAAAAGGCTGATACGACAATTTTAGGCACAGTTATGAACGCTCTACCACAAGACGCTCGTAAGGAGTTTGTGGCCGCATTCCTAAATAAAATGGGAAGGGCGGTATCGTCAACGCAGGATGTAACTGGTAATGTATTCAGCACGGAAACATTCCTTACAAACTGGGACAAATTGCGTGGATCTCCGAAAGAACTGCTTTTCGGAAACTTTGGTCAATCCTTTAAGAACGATATGGATAAGATTGCGAAGGCCACAAGCATTATGCGTACTGGCTCGCAACAATACAGAAACCCAAGCGGATCTGCCCAAAAGCTTGTTGCGGCTGGAACAATAGGTGGCGGTATTATGGCGTTGCTAACTGCCCCAGCCACCCTTATTCCTGCGGCAAAGGCTGCTGGAATAGCCAACCTTTCGGCTCGCGCAATGACAAATCCTAAATTTGTTCGTCTATTGGCAAAGCAATATGACGCTCCCACATCATCCATCCCAGCGTTTATATCAACATTGGCAACGCAGTCCGAGCGTGATAACGATCCAGAGTTGAAGGACATTGCTGACGAACTTAGGAACCAAGCGATAGAATCAGACTTAAAACGATAATGGCCACCCCAGTTCTGTCATCAAGAATACAGAATCGGGTAGAAGGCAACGCGATTCGCAAGGAAATTGAGTCTGATTATACTGCTCCAGCAGTCAATACGGATGCTGGCTATGTTGATGAAAAGGGAAGAAGGCTTGTTGAAATGCAGGATAGGATGCGTTCCGCAGCTAGGTTTTCAGAAATGGAGGACAAGATGAGCAAGGATAAGCTTGAGAAATCATTATTTGAGTCAAAACCAGAATTTGTTGGTCCAAAATCAATGCAAGTTCCAATGGCAGATTACTCCAACCTAACCAACGCTGGAATGAAAACAGTAGATTGGGAGGGGCGAAAAGATAAGGATGGGAATCTAGTGGTCTATAAGTTGCCATCCGGAGATATGGGTGGAAACTATGAAGTAGCTGGAATCAATGACCGATACCATCCAGAAGCGTTTAAGCGAATCTCGTCGTTGCCTCCGCAAGAAAGAGCGAAAGCAGCGGCAGAGTACATCCAAGGATATACCGCACCACTCGTCTCAAAACTTCCGCAAGCAATCCAACCATTCACACAGGATCTCGCGTTTAATCGTGGGCTGGGCGGTGCAACGAAATACATCCAGCAAGGATTGAATGCACTGGGTCAGAATGTTGCTGTTGATGGAGGTATGGGACCTAAAACATTGCAGGCGATTAACCAGGTAGATGCAAAATCCTTGATGCGTGAGACAAGCAAGGCTCAACTTGATGACGAATATCGCAGAGCATCAGAGAATCCAGAACGCAAAAAGTTTATTGGTGGATTGGAATCTAGGATTAGAAATAGATTGGCTATATTCGGACAGGGCTAGGGTTTTCTCATGCTGGTACTTAATCCAGTAGCAACAATGGCTGGTTCTCCAGCTCCAAAATATAATGCGCCAGCAGCAATCCTTGTTCCATCTCTGCCAGTAAAAACATCCTTGTCTTGAACAACTATACCATCCCTTCCAGAGTATGTTCCTCTATCATTTGAATATGCACCCTTCGGAGTTATATAAACATCTTTGTCGCGCAGGATTAGCTTACCATTTACAAGAGCAGTATCTTTGTCCAACACAACTGCAAATCCTCCCTCGCGATAAACACCGCCAACAAAGGCTTCCATTGCGGATTGATCTTCAGCCAAACCCGATGCCATCAGCATCGCCGTCAATGTTATAGTTATTATTGCTTTCATTGGGAAAAGTCTCTAGCACAAACCGAAAGCCGTCAAGCATGAAATTAACATCACGCCAAGTTGGAGCAGTAGGGGTGGCTCGCGTCACCGGAGCTTTGTTGCGGTGTGGCTACAATGTGCTTACACCATACGAGGATTTTGCAGGGTACGATGTGGTGGCCGAGAAGAGTGGTAAGTTCTATCGCATCCAAGTTAAGACTGCTCAAGCCGTAGAGCCTGGGCGTACCAAGTATCGGTTTACAACCAGCGTAGGCAATGGCTTCAATATCCCCAAGCGAGCGATTAGTGGCGTGGATTATGTTGCGTGTTGGGGAATGAGTGATGACCTTTTCTGGCTATTGCCAATCGCCAAGTGCAGATCGTTAACAACCAAACTTTGTCCATCGACAGGCGGTGGCTGGCGTGTATTTAAGAATCTGTGAACGAGAAAGAGGCGTGGGCTAAGTTTGAGGCTGGACTGAAGGATACAGAATCCTTCGATGAGGCTGTGGCTTGGGTCAAGCAGAACAAGAAGATCGTAGAGAAGCTGACCATGATGGCAATGATTAGAAGATTTAATGAGGATATTAGCAAAGCTAATAGAACTTGGCGGAACTAAAATATATCTCGACGCTAGTGGGGGTTGACAGCTAAACCCAGTTGATGGGCAAAATAAATAGTCGAGCAAAGGGTGCAGCGGGGGAGCGAGAATTAGCGAATTACCTACGAGAACAAGGCTGGCAGAAGGCCAGACGCACACAGCAATATGCTGGCAATCCAGAGGGTGGTAGCGGGGATGTGGTTTGCGAGAACTTTCCTTTCCATATAGAAGGCAAGCGTTGCCAAGCACTCAAACCCGAAGAATGGATGGAACAATCAAAGCGGGATTGTCCAGCGGGCAAGATCCCAGCGGTATTTTTCCGCCGTAACGGACGCAAAGAATGGCTGGTCATATTGACCGCAGACAGCGTGTGCGAATTAGCTCGACAGATCGCACCAGCCAATGTGAAGATTGAATATGCACAAACAAATCCAGCACACACAGCAGTTGGTGCTGGCTTTTGGGTGCAAAGTCCAAATCAACTTAACCCGACATACATACAACCAATAAACCCAAATAAATAAAGGAGAAATAACATGGCACTAACCCTAAGTGAATCGCAGAAATCAGAACGCAAGTTGCCCGAAGCCGGAGCAACCGTAGGCGTTCTCTACTCATTGGTCGATCTTGGCCACCAGAAGACCAACTGGGACAACCAGGAGAAGTGGACTCCCAAAGTTCGCTTGACCTTTGAGTTGCCAGACCAGACAGACGAGTACGAGGTTGAAGAGAAAGGTAAAGTTACCAAGATCAGCAAGCCTATGGTCGTATCCATTGAGCAGACCCGCAGCCTTGGCGAGAAAGCCAGCTTGCGGAAGTTGCTTGAGCAGTGGAGGGGTCAAACCTTCACGGCAAAGGAACTGCAATCGTTCAGCCTAAAGAACCTATTGGGCAAGCCAGCTATGCTGACGCTGATCCACAAGACCAGCCAGCAGGGACGGCAATACTGCGCCATCGCAGGTGCATCCAAGCTTCCCAAAGGTATGACTGCTCCAGCCAAGACTGCCAACGATCAGTTGTATTACGAGATCGAGCAGGGTGAGGCTGGCCAGTTCAACGATATGCCGGAATGGTTGCAAGAGAAGATCCGTGGTTCCAAAGAGTTTGCGACTGCTGCTGGTAAACCCACGGCAATCAAGGCAGAACTTGACGCAGACGGCAACCAAGTGCCGTTCTAGGTTATATGGCACTTACTATTACAAGTAAGTGGGATAGCTCCTCGGCTAGTTCCAGATTGGTTACTGTTGAAAGCAGTGGCCATTGGTACGATGCCGAGGGGCGATCTGCCCACGTTATTCTTGGGAAGAATGGGAAGGAAAGAAACACTACTGTTGCTGACGCTAGAAAGATGGGGTTGCTTCCGTCGGTAACTAGTGTCCAAGGAATTTTACATAAAGAGCAACTTGTGTCTTGGAGAATTGAACAAGCCATAATGTCTGCATTAACTCTTCCGAAAGAGGAAGGAGAGGATCTAGGTGAATATGCAAAAAGAGTCGTTAAAGACAGCAGAGAGCAAACAACCAAAGCCGCAGACCACGGATCGGCTATGCACGTCTGTATGGAGGACATCCTCCTTGGAAGAACAGTATCCGGAGATGAAACACTTGCTCCGTATATCAAGACGTTTACTGAATGGGCAGAAAAGAATGTCGAGAAAACGTATTGGTGCGAAAAGGGTCTTGTCGGCGCAGGCTATGCGGGAAGGTGTGATGCCTACGTCAAGTTACGCGGTATTGGTGACGCTATCATCGACCTAAAGAATCGTAAGGTAAACAAGAAGTATAACACGCCTCCATTCTATCCAACCGATGCGCAACAACTTTGGGCTTACAGAAATGCGAGCGAGAATCCTAAAGCAGCCTGCGTGTCAGTTGTTTTGGCATCGAATGATCCAGAATATATAGAGCATCATCAGTGGGATGAGGACGAACTCTACCAGGCTGGAATCGCATTCTGTGCGATGCAGAAAGTCTGGTCTTGGGTGAAAGGATACACTCCACCTGGGATGAAGTTATGATCGACCCGGCGGATGTCTTATGGCTAGAGGAGTTGCTGGATCAAGTCTATCGGAGTCTTGCCAAATGAACGCTCCAACGATCCAAGAGATGGGCAACGCTGCACAGGAGATCGTGTGGCGTGTGATGGGCAAAGGATCGGATAAGTCTGCCTACGGCGATTGGTTGCTGAAAGATCGGCCTACCCACGATTACCACATTGCCAGAGCGATCCGGCACCTAGCCACGGCACAGATGCAACTCCATAAGTCAACTCCTTGTCCTGACAATAACGGAGAAACAAGTGTTGACCATTTGGAGCGTGCGCTGGTACGATGCTTGTTCACGTTGGCACAAATAAAGAAAGAGGTAACAAGACTATGATTATGGAAGATGTAAGTGTTGATTTTGAATTTAATGGAGAAAAGTATACTGCGTATGGCAACGCAGAGATTGATACTATCACCGAGGATATTGGTCCAGTTGGCTACAGAGAACATTGCTTTGCCGAGGTTGTCAACAATGTGACTATGTCAAAGATTGAAATCTCAACTGCTACTGAAGACATAAAGAATCCAAGCAAGGATTTGCTGGAAAAGGCTGATGACCTTTTGTCTATTCAAGCAACAGAAGATTTTGACTCTAGGCAATGAAACAAACCCTATCTTGGATTCTTTATTACTTGGGGGACATGATCAGCAGGACGATTTTACGGCATGGATATGGTTACGGATTATACAAGACTCTGATGCTTTGGTCGGTGGATCTGGATGACAAGTTTAATGTGTGGAAAGAAATTAAACCTAAACGGAGGAAAAGGAAATGAAGCTGGGAACAATCACGTTCGGTAAGTCACGCACTGCGCCTAGGCAAGTGTTGGTTGACGTAACAATGGAAGACAAGACTAAACAAGAATTATACAAGATTGGATTGAAGCTATTAAAGATTGATAAAGATGCCGTTGTTGCGTATGTCATTGCGGAAGCCTTAAAATACGCGGTCAAGAAATGAAACGCGCTGTCGTAACTATGGCATTTGGGACGGAGTGGGAGAAGATCCTTGAACTAACCCATCCTCGCATTGATGACTTTGCCAAGCGGAACAAGATGGATTTTCTTGTAATGAACAGATCCGTTATGGACCCAAAGGATTACAACAAGTCAATGATTGCCCACATTATTGTAGGCAAGAAGTATGACCAGATAATCTATATTGATTGCGATTGCCTTGTCACAAAGGACTGCGATGACTTTGCCAATCCGGCCGAGGCTGGCAACGGAGGGTTTATTGCATTTGACGAAGGTGACTTTCTTGATCGCAAGGAAGGAATGAAGAAGCTGGCAGCGGAGTTTGGTGGGATTATTACGCCAACCTATTACTTTAACTTTGGTGTGTTTGCGATGACAAGAAAGCACCTTGGTTTGCTTGCGCTTCCTCCTCTTGGAGTTGTTCCGAACCATTTTGGTATGCAGACCTGGGCGAACATTCAGGCACACTTTTGGGACATCCCGCTATCTGGAATGGACCCAGCGTACAACTGCATGACCAGCGTTGAGCAGCACTACGGATTGGATCGCCACAAGGATGCAATGATTATTCACTATGCTGGGCAGTCCGGCGATATGGCAAAGCTGGCCGAGCAGATCAAAGCTGACGACGCAAAGCTAGTAGAGCTGGGACGATGACCGAGATCAAAGTCGTCGCGGAGTGCGGAAAGTTCCGCCTACACACGATGGCTGGCAATGTGATTGGTCCGAGGTTGCTTGGGTCAAGGCCACCAAAAGGATTCCCACCTCTTACTGATTTATTCGACTCACAAGAAGAAGCAGATTTGGCTTGCCAGGAATGGAACGATTATGCGAAATGGCATAAGGCACAACGCAAACGCAAATGAGGTCAACACATTTAACCAAGGGAAACTATGATGAAAGACTTCAGCAGTTGGCCGGAGAGGTTGCGTTGCAGGCGATCCGTGATCTACGGATGTTACGCAAGCGAGGAATGGTTAAGGGTATGAAGATCATCAAGGATCACCAAGGCGTGCCACTCAACGATGCTTTGGAGTATAAGAACTCGCACGAGGTGCAGAAGTTGTTGCGTGATTTCAAAACTGGCGTGATTGCTTGGTGGTGCAGAGCCAGCGGGGTTGCAATTGATAATCGAACCTTACTGCGGAAAATAAGGGAAAACGACTATGTTCTGCCTACTTGATATTGCTGGGGTCGTTTGGGTTATTTCTTCTTTTGTTCTTTACAGCAGCCTAATTCTTTCGGCAATCTATTGCGCAGGTTACTTGATCTTCAAGTTAATCGAAATAATAAGAAAGGAACTGGATCTATGAATGAGTTTAAGCAGAAGGTTTTAACGGCCTCGGTAGATCGCTATGTGCTGACACCTACGCAGTGTATGATGCTACGCCAAGACGCAGAGATCATCGGAATGAAGCGTGCGCCTGTGCTGTCCAAGGACGGAGTGACACGGACTGTATCACGCACCCGCACCTGCTCATCGTGCTGGATTCCATTTGCAAAACATTACGAGTGGATATACAAAGTGATGCGAGAGATTACGGAAGGCATCAATGCCGAGCAATGGCGTTTCGACATCCAAGGCATCCAACAGTTGCAGATCCTTCGGTATCGACCACTACAGAAGTTCTCCTGGCATTGGGATACCTACACATCCGAAGCACCAGTTCGTAAGTTGACAGCGGTGGTTAATCTGTCCGATCCCAGCGAGTATATGCTGGGCGGGTTGCAGGTTAAGGCCGATATGGAGAACAGCGTATTCATAACGCACCAAGGTGCCGGATGCTGGTTTCCGTCCTACATAGAACACAGAGCGCGTGCGCCTATATGGGGAACGCGTTGGGTGTTGGTGGCTTGGTTTACTGGACCAGCTTGGCGATGACCCACGCTGCCAATCTACCACGACACTTGTACGTCAAGTGCGATATGGAGTTTGTGTCTGACGGAGAGAAGCAGGGCATAGAGGATGCTGTCTGGTTCGGACTAACCGCGATTCCTGGTCGAGCTTGGGGATGCACAGTTATGCTCAAGTGTGGCGCGCTGTACCGAGGCTTGCCACTACACGCTCTGGCTCACGGCGAGATAGCAATTATGGATTGGGACATTAACGATGCCCAACGCTGGGATTGCTTTGGCTGGAACTTCACGACAATTGAATACGAGTATCTGATTGGGTTGTCTTGCCGAGTGTGGATCGCAAGCAAGAAGGATTGGGAGGTTGGTCGTTACCTATTCACAGCCGAGCCTTATGGTGATGGATTCTCTATGGCTCCGGAACAAACCAAGTCACACCATTTCATTGCACTTAACAATGGACGGATGACTGCTGTTCCAGGTAATAATGTTCTATGGAAAGAATCAAGCTTCACCACTCCAAGCGAGAAACCCAACTGGTTGCGGACGCAACATCAGGTCTGGCATGGAGAGCAAGCCACATGGGATGATGTGGTTGGTGAGGAAACAGCATAGGAGGTCATAATGCCACTAGGTAAAGACGTATCGAAGAACATAAGTGAGTTAGCAGCGGATAACCGCAAGAAGGGTAGCGAGCGTGGAGCAGGCGGTAAGGCTCGCTCGCGTCAGCAGATGATTGCGATAGCACTCTCTGCTGCTGGGAAGAGTAAGCCACGCAAGTTTCGGATGCGGTCTGGTTCGTAATGCAAGTCGAGGCCAGAGATCGCCTCAAGTGGGCGCGCGATTGCCTTCTCAATGCTCGCAATAGGCTGGCAGTTGAGAGGGATCGCGCGACTCACGGAAGGTCAATTGACATTATCCAGATCATTACTCTGGTTGATGCTGCTTCTTTGGTATGCAAGGAGGTCATAGGAGAACAATGAAATACTTATCCGTATGTTCTGGTATTGAGGCAGCGTCAAAGGCTTGGGAGCCTATCGGATGGTAGCCTGTTGCATTTTCAGAAATAGAACCCTTTCCGTCAGCGGTGCTGAAGCATCATTGGCCGGAAGTACCAAACCTAGGAGATATGAGTAAATATGAACAATGGAATATACAAAGCGGATCAGTTGACCTTCTGGTCGGAGGAACGCCCTGCCAATCCTTTTCAGTCGCAGGACTTAGGCAAGGACTCAAAGACCCAAGAGGAAACCTTATGCTTACATACCTTGCAATCGCTGAACGTTTCAAACCTAGATGGCTTGTCTGGGAAAATGTCCCTGGTGTCTTGTCATCTAACGGAGGAAAAGATTTTGGTTCCTTCCTCGGAGCGTTGGGGGAGTTGGGGTATGAGTGGGCATACCGAGTGCTGGACGCTCAATGGTTCGGAGTGGCCCAAAGACGCAGACGTGTGTTCGTTGTCGCACATCTTGGAAAAGGGAACCTTGCCGCAAAGGTTTTATTTGAGTCCGAAAGCGTGTGCAGGGATACTGCGCCGAGCCGAGAAGCGGGGCAAAGGATTGCCACAGATGTTGAAGCAGGCGCTGGAAGCGGTGAAGGAGTAGGTGCATTTAGGATGCAGGCTTTCGGTGAGTACGCCGATGATGGAACTGCCTCGGCCATGAAAGCTAGGGATTACAAGGATGCGACTGATTTGATCACGTCGCCAGTGGTAATTGACCGCGCGGCATTCAACCAAGGTCAGAACGCGCAATACAAACCGCATATTGAGCACAGCGAGACGATGGATTCGTTGGTGGCTAGGGGGCCGCATGCAGTTTCTGTCCCGGCGGATCGGATGGCCGTCCGCCGTCTCACGCCAAGAGAATGCGAGCGACTGCAAGGATTTTCCGATGACCACACTTTAATCCCTTGGCGCAACAAGCCAGCGGATCAATGCCCCGATGGGCCACGATACAAGGCTCTTGGAAACTCGATGGCTGTGCCGTGCATGGCTTGGATTGGAAAAAGGATTGACGCGGTTGAGAAAGCTAAATAGAAAGGCAGCACAATGAAACTATGGAATAACAACACAAACGGAGTCCACATTGTGGACGATAACAAGCTGTGGCCACGTTGTAGCTACATCCTTCCAGACGAGTTGGTCAACGCTCCATTCAATGAAGCCGTCCCAGTTCCACACAAGATCAAGCCTTACTATCCTGGGCGAGCCGAGGGCGGTACGACTGCCGTGTATCGTGCTGGTGCAATTGGTGACGCGATTATGGCCACCGGAATCATTCGTTACCTAGTCGAGACTTCGGGTGGGGGCGTGGACATTTACTGTCCTGCTCGCAATATGCCGATCTACGCTGGACTAGGTGCAAGGATTCTTCCGTTGCCACCCACAGTCGAGGCGTGGGATTCTTACGATGCTCACGTTCCACTTGACGATTTGTTCTCTGGTAAGGTCGGAGGAACAGAACTGGGAACTGGTCCAGGCAATCACTATGACCGCATCTACCTATGGATGGGTGCGGAAGGCATACTTGCTGACATCTCTGGCAGAGTGGGTGATGTCAAGCGAGTGGATGAGAAGTACAAACGACCACACTTGTACGTTGTCCAGCCTGACCACGATGAGCTGATTAAGATGGGTAGGTGGCCGTTGCCAGATAAGTATTTTGTTTATCACGTCAGCAGTTCGGGACCTACACGCACCTACCCGCCACAGCTAGGCAAGAAGGCGGTTGAGGCGTTGCTTGAGGAGTTTAAGGATTATCACGCTGTCATCGTCGGGCTGGATCGCAGTCTTGATTTCAAGATTGATCATCCCAATGTGATTGACTTGTTCAACGCAACCTCAAGCATCCGCAGTCTGTTCCCAGTAGTGCAAGGTGCTGACTTCGTTGTTGCCCCAGACTCATCGGTCAACCACATGGCTGCTGGATTGAACACAGCCTGCATATCCCTTTGGGGTAGTTATCATCCCGATGATCGGGTTAAGTATTATCCAAAGTCATACCCGCTGTTCGCACCGGAAGTATGCCCACACGCACCTTGCAGACCGCAGGGTGGGTTGCCCCAAGCAAAGTGTAAGGATGCAACCAATCGAACACCTAAGACGCAACTATGGTGCAACGCACTTCGCAACATCACAGCCGAGATGATTGTTGATGCAGCGAAGAAGGCGGTGGAGTTGGGGGAGAGCAAGTGAAGACAATAGAGAGGATGGCCTTCAATAAGCTTGCTACAATTATGCCAGATCTTAAAAGGTCTGGACTTAGGTCAACAATAGAGGCTGCAATTAGATGGGGGCATGATGAAGAAAATTACTTTGATGACGAGTTGCTTGCTTTTGAAAAACCTCCGTTCATTCCTGACGCTACAAGATTTAGGAAGATGATTAGGAGTGGTGGTTCAAAGAGAGAGCCAATAGTTGAAATTTGGGAGATTGAGGATTCCAGTAAAATAACTCACGATAAGATGGAGAAAATGCTTGAATGGTGGTCTCATTGTTTTGATGGGGCAGCAATACCTTTCTTTGAATTGTGGACTACCGACAGATGGGGCAACAATAGAAACAAAGTATGGTCAGATTATGAGGATATTTATGGAAGACGCATTGAAACATTTATGCCATTTGAATCTATTGGGATGGAGGCTTTATTGATTTAACTAACTGGCGTTGTGGTACGCAGGGAGATCCTGCGGCGGGATTATGCCTGACCTAGTTTTCATTCGCTAGGTTTTCAGATGGTGTTGTTCTCCTCTTGAATCAGAGCCAGTTTGAATTTTTATGACCGAAGCACAACGTCACGCTGAAGCGGTAGTCGGAGCTGTCGATTGGCAGTCTGAGAATCACGGGCTGTGCAAATGTCCAGGTGAAGCTGCACACACCAGCCACACACGAGTTAGGGATACGACTGTGTTCGTTGACGGCGCACCCACGATCTTCTGTTGGCATACCAGTTGCACGCCGTATCGGGATGAGGCTAATCGCAAACTTCGCAAGGCAATTTTCAACGACCCGCTGTATCGCCCGATCAACATTATGTCGGTTGGATCGTCTGCACCTATTCGCCTAGTCAAAGATCCAGAGGCCGAGGTGTTGGAAAGACTTAAAACAATTGCAGAGTCAAACAGACAGCGATACTTGACACACTACAACTGGGACCCAGCGGATATGTTTGAGGAGTCACCAAAGAAGCTGGAAGATCCGGCGGATGATTATTATTCTTTCCTATCGTTGTTTAACATTGCTGACAATATCTGGATCGGGGATGTCAAGGACAGCGGAAGGCATCCACAGAACTTCCGAAGTGTTTATGAGTGGAAGAAGCTGGATGGTCCGATAGGTCAGTTCACAACTGGTGCAACCTACAAGCAAGGCACGATCAGCAGATCCAACGATGCGGTTGAGCATAGGGTGTTCCTCGTTGTCGAGTCCGATGTGCTGGCCAAGCCAGAGATCGGGGCGGTGTTCCAATTGATGCGTGATCTATTCCGAATGAAGCTTTACGCGGTGGTTGACACAGGAGGCAAGAGCCTGCACGGATGGTTCGAGATGCCGCAAAAGAATGAGTGGTTGGAACAATTAAAAGCTTTCCTTGTTCCGTTGGGATGCGACCCTGCAACTTTCAAACCAAGCCAACCAGTAAGGATTCCTGGGGCAAAAAGAAACGACAAAACACAGAGCCTTTTGTGGTTCTGCAAGGAGGGTAAATGATAGAGCCAGCAGTAGCTTTGGGAGTAAAGCCAAAGGTGGACGAATGGCCACCGATCAAGTCATACGCAGAGTTGGTCAGAGATAACATACCAGCACCGGAAGTGTTGATTGAGGGGATGCTGCACAGAGGTGGCAAGCTTCTGCTTGGAGGAGGTAGCAAAGCGTTTAAGAGCTGGAGTCTGATTGACCTAGCCCTTTCGTTACACGCTGGTGTTCCGTGGTGGGGTCAGTCTTGCAAGCAAGCAAGGGTGCTGTTCATCAACTTTGAGATTCAAGAGTGGAGTTTCCGCAACCGACTCGCAGATGTTATCAAAGCAAAGCAACTGGAAGGTAAGGTTGACGATTTCGATGTGTGGACGCTGAGAGGTTATGCTGCCGACTTGACGCTGATCCGGCCTATGATTGAGAAGCAGATCGAGGGGCGGGGATACCAGGCGATCATACTTGATCCAAACTATATGCTGATGGGTGATCGGGACGAAAACTCAGCGGGGGATATGTCAACGCTGATGAACGAGTTCGAGTACCTAGCCACCCGCCACAATCTGTCAATCATTCTGTCACATCACTTCAGCAAGGGTAACAAGAGTGGGTCAGAGGCTATTGATAGGTTTAGCGGTAGCGGTGTATTCGCCCGCAACCCCGATAGCTTGGTGGTTTTGACACCGCATGAAGAGGACGAGCGTACCTTCACTTGTGAGGTAACACTCCGCAACTTCTCCCCAATGGACGCATTCGTTGTCCAATGGTCTTACCCGCTGTTTCGGCAGAACTTTGGACTCAATCCAGATAGGCTAAAGAAACCAGGCGCACAGAAGTCAATGGACGATGATAGGTTCCTTGGCGAGATGGGTAGCAAGGAGTGGCAGGCTGGCGATTTGGCCCGTCACATCGTCGAAAAATGCAAGGTGAGTGAAAGTACGGCATACCGCTACTTAAAGAGGCTGACGAAGGCAAAGAAGATATTGTCAGCCAACGGCTTATATACAGCAGACCAGTCTGCTTTTTAGTTCTGTCATATTGACTGTCATTTCTTGAGTGTCAGACTCCTATATATATATGAATATATATCACGAAGGGAAAGTAGCAGGTAGGACTCCTTAGTCCGTCCTACCTACTACCGCTACGCTCTTTCCCGTAGTGTTTTTCTGTTCCGGAAAATGAACTGAAAGCTGGCTGGCAGCCACGCTGGGCTGGCTGGGCATCCTCACACCTGCTGAAGAACGAAGTTCGTTATTAGGTGGGGGGTGTGGTATAATCGCAAAATGAATAACTCTAAACCTGGATTGTATGCAAACATCAACGCCCGCCGTAAGGCTGGCACTAGCCGTAGCAAGAAGAACAGCACCATCAAGCCGAAGGTATGGCGGATGATGAAAGCAAAGAAGGGTGGCTTTTGAATCAAGATCGGGAGCAATTGAAGCTGGCGAATAGATTTATTGGCCTACTTCAAAGAGAAAATGCACAGTTGCATAGTGTTTTAAGACTGCTAGGGCAGTTGATAGACGATATGAACGCAAATTGCTCCTTTGAGGTGTTTGAACACCAATGGAAGGGTCTGACAGATGAGGTTGAGAGGCTGTCGTGCTTCTTTCAGAGCCACCAGAAGGCACTAAAATCGCTTCAGGATGCTTGTCCTGACGTCTTTGATGCCGATGAGGTAGATGAGTCGTGAACCCAAGAGATTTACCCTGTAATTCACCCCGCCGGACTCCTGGTGGACCTAAAAAGTTCGTTGTGAGGGCTTGCCAAGGAGGCGAAAGCAAGACAATCCGCTACGGCGACCCGAAAATGACCATAAAGAAGAGCAATCCAGCCAGAAGGCGTAGTTTTAGGGCTAGGCACGGTTGCGACAGCAAACCACCCAGCAAAATGACCGCTAGGCACTGGTCCTGCAAGAATTGGTGACAAGTATGGCTAAAAAGAAGCGTCAGGATGCCTCAAAATCGAGCAGAAATGCCCTTTCTAAGCGTCTTCGCGCGAAAGCTGATGCCCCAGACCTTCCGGTGGTCAAATTTAAGGTTGAGGAGCTAGGGAATCGAGCTTGTTGCTGTCGGATAGGTCGCTAGGCTTCCGTTTATACCCCCCCATACGCGCGAAAGCTGGCTACGCTTCCGTTTTGGGTGGTTGCCCTTCCGTTTGCTGACGCTCTCGATACTTTTCCCACCGGATGGCTACTGCCTTCTGATAGTGTTCCCTGGGTCGAACCTTCTGCGGCCCCTTTACGCTCCCGCCTTTCCTACCCAGGCGCGAAAGGTAAGATTTTATAATTTGTTGTTCGTCCATTTGCCTCCTATGTCTGTGCTGCCGTTTGTTAGGATGTCCAGGCGAAAGCCTAAATCCATCCTCCGTCCACCTCCGTTACGAGGTGGAACGAGGAGAGACTATCAGTAAAGGTTGCAAGCCTCTTCGACATCTTGACGCACCACAATAAACCCAGCACGCCTACCTCCTAATGATTTCAACTCCTTATCGGCTTCCTCTTTAGTGTATAGTTGCACTTCTAGGGTTTCAGAGTCTTTCAAATCGGACCATTGTCCAAATACTGCTTCAGTTTGTATTTTCCATTTCATAGCGTGTTTCCTTTCTTTTCTGTTTGTTAGGCCATCCCAAGCGGGTTTGACCTCTCCTCCCCTCAATTACGAGGAGAGACGAGGGAAAACTTATTTCCAAAGCAACTCGATCCAGTTTGCTAGGCTCAATCCTAACAAAATCCCAAACATCAAAATGGTATAAGCCTTAATCATTCCACACCTCCTTTCTGATTACAAAGTTTTGGATGCCGTGAAACCTCCTCCACATTTCTGCCAGGCGGCGGTCATCAAAACGACAAACGAAGGAACCGGATCGGGAGTAAATGGAGAAGCAGATCATTTTTTCCCCTCGGTGTATCGGTACACCTCCACGCTGTCTGTATGCGTGATTCGCTCCCAAGTTCCTCCGATTGCCTCCGCTATTTTAGAATAACAGCCTTCGCCAATTCCTCCTTCAAAACAATGCAACCACTTCTCTCCTTCTTTTGGAAGACTTATTCCATATGGCCTACCAAAACCAAAACGATTGAGAATCTTTTGATCGTAGAGCTTATGGCGTAAGAATTGGTTAAATAGATCGGCGATTACAGTTGACCGCTTACAATATCCGCAACCGCTTGCCTTGGCTGTTCCCACTAGTCTAAATCCGTCTTTAGTTATGGCCTCACCAGTAGCGTGAGGATTCATTCCCCAAGTTTTGCTTTTCTTCCACTCAATCGTGATCGTGAGGGATTCGAGCTTGGGCTGTGCCTTTACTTCATCAACTCTTTTCTGATGTTTAACCGCTTCCCGAACTGCCTTGCGTTCCTCTGCTCTTTGTTTCTTTGCGTCATTGTCAATCGTTGCTGTCATCATATTTGTGTTTCCTTTTCTTTTTGGTTTCTTTTGTTTCCAGCCTATCGGCCAGACCGAAACACACTCCTTCGAATGTGTTCGGGGTCTGATCGCCTAGGGTTTTAAGATTTTGTAATTCTCCCCAAATATCTCAACCAACTCCTCGTGATTGAATCCATAATCTTTTTCGGGGTCTGCCTCGAATCTTCCGCAGTCAGACTGAAAAGGATTAGTCACGAAGATTCCTTTATGAGTAAACCCGCAGACTTGGGAGCAATGGCCGTCTAAAGAATATAAACCAAACTCATCCGCTTCCGCATTGTCGTAATCTTCCACATCTCCTCCTTGCTCCTCACAGATTTTCTTTAACTGATTAAATGTGGCTTTATCAACTCGGACGCAGTCCCAGCCGTTCCAAGTTTCCCCAGCATAATAACCGACAAAGAAAGCGGGGTCATCATATCTAAAAATCACTTTATTATCTCCACAATCGTCTGGTGTTTTGACTTTGCTCATTTGCTTACAACCTCCTCAAACTCAACAAACCCAACTCTCCTACCCTTTGCATCCTCGAAGTGATCCTTCCGAAGTCTGGTGATCATAAACTTTTCACCATCGGAAGAGCGAGCGATGAGATAAACTGGTTGTCCGTAGAAACCACGATCAACCACTATCATTTCCTCGCAGATCACATCGACAAAGCCGTGATCGTTTATTGATTTCATATAGTATCGTTTTCCAACCTCTAGGAGATTGGCCGTTAGTTGTGTGTTATTCATACGAGCAAACTAAACCCGCTTGCCTATAAGCACAATACTTTTTTTTTGTTCAAAGTATGGTAGTAGTTGAACTTATGGATGACGCAGCGGACTCCACCGCACCTACGGAAAAGAAAGCTGGCCGACATTCCACACTCACGCCAGAGATTCACGAGAAGATTCTAGGGTTTGTTCGCAAGGGTTTGACCTACGAAAAAGCTGGTGAGGCTTTGGGAATATCACCAGCAACAATCCAGAATTGGCAACACAGAAACAAGGCATTCAACGAGTCTCTGCAAAAAGAGCGTAGGCAACTAGAGGCGAACCTTCTCGACTCAATAAACCAAGCTGGAGAGAAGAGCTGGCAAGCTAGAGCGTGGATTCTGGAAAGATCGTTCCAGTATTCACAACCCTCTGCCAGACTGCAAGTTAGCCAGGATGTCACGCACGGAATATCGGGAAACCTTGCACAACTTCTGGCGGGTATTGCGATGAAAAAGAAGGCACAAGTTATTGATACGAAAGCAGTTGTGGAGAATCCAGTGCCTACAATTAAATACAATAGCTATTATGCGACAAATGGTACGCAAACTATTGTCACTCCAACGCCTGGAAAAATTTCTAGGCCTAGGAAATTGAGCATGAGGCGACGCAAGCCAAGGGCGGAAAGCTTGGCCAAGTACACCACCACGCCCCCCGCCACGCCCCCAGCCCCGATTTAATTCGCATAACCCCCCCCAAATTATTGTGGCTCAAAACAAAAAGAGGTCTTAACTCACACTAATGCCAAAGCCTCCCAAACGTAGCCAGGACGAGATCCTTGAAGACCTCTCCAAACCAGCCGCATTCGCAGCTAATGTGTTGGGCATCAATCTTTATGATTGGCAAAGGAAGGTGTTGCGTGATTTAGAGGCAAAGGACTGTCGCGTAGCCTTGCGTGCAGCCAACGGCTCTGGCAAGACCAGCACAGTAATTTCAGCGATTCTGATATGGCACGCACTCGTTTTTCCACGCTCAATTGCCGTAACAACCGCTGGAGTTTTCCGACAAGTTGAAAGCCAGCTCTGGCCTAGCCTACGCAATCACATTGCCAAGCTAGGCGGCGCGTGGGAGGTCACGTCCGGCGAGATCCGCTACCTACACGCAAACGGCAATACTAGCCGTATCATAGGCTACTCAGCCACCGACCCTGGTAGGGCTGAAGGTTGGCACGCAGAAGACCACGAATACCATCCATTGCTGATGGTGGTGGACGAAGCCAAGACTGTCGCAGACCCGCTGTTTGAGGCTATCAGCCGATGTCAACCAACCCGCTTGCTAATCGCATCCAGCCCTGGCGGATCTAGTGGTGCGTTCTATCGAGCGTTTACCAAGGAGGCAGCGATGTGGCAGAAGCACGCTGTCACGGCGTTTGACTGCCCTCACATTACGCAGACACAGATTGATGAGGTAATCCAGCGGTACGGCGAGAAGCATCCTCTGACCCGTTCTATGATCTACGGCGAGTTTGTGGACGTAGGTGCGGAAAGCTTGGTCATCAACCTAACCCAGCTACAGAACTGCCTAACCAGCCCACCTGACTTCAAGCCTGGTGTTAGGATGGCAGGCGTGGACTTCGCTGCGGGTGGAGACTGCAACGTGCTTTGCATTAAGGACGGCAACAAAGTGCTACCTATGATTGCATGGCGCGAAAGGGATACTATGGCTGCGGTTGGCAGATTCATTGTAGAGTTTAAGAAGGCTGGGTTAAAACCAGAGAACATCTACGCTGACGCAAGCGGTCTTGGAATGCCTATGTGCGATGCTTTGGCTGAAGCTGGCTGGGAGGTCAATAGGGTCAACTTTGGGTCAGCAGCATACGACACCGACGCTTATACCAATAGGGCAGCCGAGATGTGGTACAACATGGCCAAGAAGATTGAGAGTTCCGACATCATACTGCCGGAGGATGAGGACTTGACGGCGCAGTTGACTTGCAGGCGAACTATCACCAACAGCAAGGGCAAGCTTGGTGTGGAGTCCAAGGACTCAATGCGTTCCAGAGGACTTGCCTCACCAGATAGGGCTGATGCCTTGGCATTGTGCCTAAGTGGTGGTAATGTAGGCTTGGACTTGACTTTCCCAGTAGAGCGTCCAAGCTGGAGACTTCTTAGCCAAATGATGGAGTCGCATGACCCTGTTATGGCTGGCTTTGATGCAGGAGGATAAATACTATGAACATCTGGAATTGGATTACCGCAAATTGGCAAGAGATCGTAGCCGCTGTTGGTGGCATCGTTCTTGCCGCACGCATTATTGTTAAGCTCACCCCGACTCCGGCGGATGACTCGTTCTTGGAAAAGATCGTGAACTTCCTCAAGACAGTCGGTCTGAATATCAAATAAGTTTATTTGTGCTGCGTGCAATCCTTGAGATCATCGCAGCAGTGTTTCGCATCATTCCAGGTTGGAAAGAAAAGCGGACACAAAACATCGAAGGTGAGTGGCGGGATAACCGCAATGCTATTGAGCGTGATCTGCGTGGCGAGTCTTGGTGGTTGCGCAACAACGACACCAGTAACCCACACGACAGGGATAGTTGAAGAACTAATGAAAGATCCTACTTACATTGAAATCCGCCGTGGTACTCCTGGTACTCGCGAGTGGGCAAGGAAGGCATTGAATGCCGTCAACGATCTTTCGTATGAACTAAAAGTGGAGCGTAACAAATGAAGAATCTCGAAGCACGCGACGGTTATCACATGAGGATCATTGACTGCTTGAACCAGCGTGAGACTTGGGAGAATCGTCAACGGCTGTTTTACCAAGCTCGCTACTTTGGTGTTCGCCGCAAGATGAAGCCTTGGCCGTCTGCGGCTGATCTTCACGTCCAGTTGATTGACGGAGCGATTGAGAAGCTAAAGCCTTCCTTCGTCAACAGCGCAATCGGCAACGACATCCTTTCCAGCTTTGTACCTATGCGCCAGCAGTTGACCCCGCTGACCGTATCTGCCGAGCGTTGGTTTGATTACAAGATGCGCGAGCAGTCAAACTTCCAGAAAGAGATTGTCTCGGTTATCGACAACTTATTGTTGTATGGCCGTGGCGTATCCAAGGTTCTTTGGAACGAGGACAAGAAGCAGATTAGCTTTGAGGCGATTGATCCGTTCCACCTAGTCGTGCCTGCATACAGCAAGAGCATGGCAGAGGCTGACTTCATCGTTCACATCATTCTTGTTTCGGTTGATTCCTACAAATCCAATCCGATGTACAAACAGGATAAAGATTTTGTCTCCAAGATCAGCGGTAAGGTTAATCAGTCCGTCGGTCTGCGTAGCGAGATTCAAGACGAGATTTATCGTCGTGAAGGCATTACGCAGGAATCCGGCAACGATACCATCATCTTGTGGGAACTTTACACTCCGTCCGACAAAGGCTGGAAGGTTCAGACCTACAGCCCGCTAGAAGTCGAGACTGATGTTCGCAAACCTTTCTACTTGCCGTATGAACACGGCGAACCACCTTTCGTAGATTTCCCCTATGAGTTGACAGGGGGCGGTTGGTATAGTCCTCGCGGAGTTGCAGAAATCCTCCTC